ATACAGTAGCAGAAATATTGTGTGTGTTTTGACCTGATCTGTGACCTGGCTTAATCCAGTTTTGATAGAAGAACTTAACTCTGTTTAGTAAGTCTAAAGCAGATTCGTATCTTAGAATTGATCCCTCAGGTGCTTTCTGTGGTACAGAAATTACAGCTGTATCATGTGGTCTAAAGTATTCATCCTCTACTAATTCAGGATGATTGATAGATAGGTAAGTATAAATTGCTTCGTTCTTACCTACACGTATTCTTCTAATATAGTAATCGTTATGCCAAGCATGGATACCACTTGAAGTTCCTAAAGTCAAAGATGAAGTACCTGAAGGTTTAATAGTAGTACATCTAGCTGCTGAATTAATACCTAACAACTTAGCTACTCTTTCATTTTCTTCTTTAACTATTTTAGCTGCTTCTTTTAAGTCTAATTTTTGTGCAGCACCTGAACCAATGCCAGTCATACCAACACCAATCAAAGCTTCTTTTTCAGTTGTTCTTTGCCATACTGGTCTTAGGTAATGAAAGCTAGTATAAGATGCTTGCAAAGTTCCAATAAATGTAGCTGCTCTAACTCTTGCATTTAAATCATCTTGATCTACAACATCTGAAACATTAACTTCACATAGGTTACAAAATTGGAAAGGTCTTAAAGCAATCTCGCAACAAGGATTAGTACCCCAATCTTTATCATTATTAAAGTAGATACCTGGTTCACCAGCTCCACTTGCTTTAATCTTATCCCATAGTTCAAAGAAGAACTCTTCTGTAATCTTATTTCTTAATAGTACTGCTGAGTTATTTGCTCTACCTCTTTGTGGATTTGTTTCCCACCAAGAACCAGCCTTAGATCCAATCATACTTTGATCGTCTGCACTAAATAAACTAATTAAAGCTGCTCTTCTAATACCACCAGCCAAAACTGCATCTGCAATATGACAAACTATGTCATGTACTTCAATAGGAGATAATTTTTCACGATCTTGCTTACCATCTAAAATACCTTGTACTTTTAACAAGCATTCTTTTAATGGTTGAGGACCAGGTGCTTTACCACCCGATGTTACTAATGTAGCACCTTTTGGTCTAATGTCTGAGAAGTCAAAGTTTGGAGTAGAACCACCTTCAAAGTAAGCTCTTACTAATATTTTAACTGCATCTGCCCATCCTTCTATAGAATCGCCAATTAAGAAACGTCTATTCTTTTTTGGATCTGGCTTTCTAATTTCTGGTAATTGTTCTACATGGTGCTTCTGTACTGAGTATCCAACACCAGTACCACCTAACAACAAAAACATTGTTTCACCAAATGCTCTCCAATCATCAATTGGTAAATAAGCACAGTTATATACTCTATTTGGACTTATTTCAATTGGCTTACCTGCAAACTGCATCGAACGCATTGAAGGTAGAGCCTTCTTGTCATATACAAATTTATAAGCACTTTCGATTTCTTCTTCTAACTGCGGAAACTTCTTTAAGTGCATTTTCTTATTTCTGTCTACTAATTCATTCCACAATTCTCTTCTTTCTAATTCAGGTGTATACTTAGCATACTTCATGTAAACTGTAATGTCCGATAAAATGCTCTGCGAGATGTCCATTTTCTGTTCTGTTTTTTAAAATTTTTAAGATAGGTTTAGCATTCGAAAGTTCACACTTTCAAAAATTGTTCATAACTCTTATTGCAATCTAAGCGTTCTTATTTGCCTGCTCCTGGAAAATTCTTTCCTGATAGCTTGTCTGAGCAGCTGGGGGTCTAAAAGTAAAGTCTACGTTATTACGTTGTACTAGATCATTAGTGCCAGTAGCTGCCATTTTAAATACGAATTGCTCGTATGTAGTTTGATTTGGCGGAGGTGCCAAGGGATTTCTATTCTTTCCGTTTAATAAACCTAGTAAACTCATAGTAATTAGCTTTTGTAGTAATAAATAGCGTTTATTTCGATAATTCGAAGAATTTTTCCTGTAAATATTGTCTTTCGTCGCTGCTAAAATTAGTTCCAGCTGTTGGTTTAGTTGAACCTTGCTGATTATCAGTTCCTATCATATCCTCATCAATTTCCTTCTCATCTATATTAATGTGCCCAGTTGAAGTGTTAATCTTGGCTGCATAAGTCATACCATCTGTTCCATACCTATTTTTCATAATATGAATCCTACCAGTTCCATTAACTTTATCTTGTCTTTTTCTTGATAGAGATATAGCAAAGTCGGCAATCATCATTTTGTTGTAAGATCCTGCTGCTTTATCGCCTTCAATTACATCATCCTTAGCACCCGCTCTATTTACCTGAGAAACCGTCCAAATTGGGATCTTTAATTCCCTTGCAAGTCCTTTAGTGGAAACGTAAATATCGTCGATTTCATCCTTTCTATCCATTGATTTACGCTTAGATTTCAATAAGTCTACATAGTCGATGATAATTAAGTCTGGTTTGTAACCTAAATCCGTACACTTTTGAATATGAGATTCAATGCTAGAAATAGAAGCTTTGCCCATTGCAAACTCTTTGATAATGAGTTTACCTTTTACCTTAGCAACTGCTAGGTTTACCTCTTCTCTATGTGTATGTATAGTTTGAACATCTTTATTTGTTATTAATGCATCATATCTCTTACCCATATAGTCTTCCGATAATTCCAAAGTATAGTGGCAAACATTGTAACCGTGAGTTATAGCTTGCGCACCCATATTAACTAACATCCAGCTCTTACCGCCTCCTGGATTACCAAATATAATTCCTAAATCACCTCCTCCTAATCCACCCATAAGTAATTCGTTAATATTGCCCCAAGGAGTTGGTATTGCACCTCTTTCTTCTTGTCTATAACGAGTTTCCATATCCTTCTCGTACTCGTGTCAAATATTTTTATCCTGTCCTGCTTTCAAAGCTGAGTCCATTACATAACGAATATCGTCGTATTGGCCTCCTGCTAATAAGTCAGGTAATAAAAGAATTGCTTTCTTTAATTGCTGATTGCGACAAAAGTTAGCAAACTCTTGTTCAACATAATCTCTATCTTCGTTAGAAGCTTTGTAAGCTTCTCTTAATTGATCTACTACTGATACTTTTAATACGTCATTTTCAATCTTCTTGGTTTCTATACTCAAAGCATCAAAGGTAGGAGCTGCGTGATACTTGTAGTAGTATCTTAAGATTTCTTCCACGACCCATTTATGAGCAGGATTATCAAAATACTCTGCATCTAAGATGTCGTGTATGTTTTGTAAAAACTCTTTATGTTTAATTAAGCTTGATAAGACTTTAATTTGAAAGCCTATTCCGTAATTTTGTAACTGATTTAAAACCGCCATAACTTTTATTTGTATTTTGTCAACTTACTAAATGTTTCATTCAACCAAACCGGTACATTTGAAATACTACCACCTAAATTATCCTCGTTATATAATTTTATAAAAGCACTAGGCTCAAATGTATCTCTATACTCGCTAACTAAAGCATCTAAAAACTCTTTATCTTGATCAGGTATATTAGGTTCTATTAAGTTCATTAACTTTTCGTTAATAATCAACTGATGCCTGTAATTATATATGTCCTGATACTTAGCTTCTTTCTTCCCTACTTTAGTTTGAGCCTTATCTAAAACCTCTTTCAAGGTTATTAACTTCTCTTCTTTAAGTTCTGGATACATCTTTAATAAAGTCTTAATAGCTATTCCTCTTACTCCTGGAATATTATCTCCTTTATCTCCTACAAGCACTTTATGTGTTAAAAAGTTTTGTGGTGGAATACCATACTCATCTCTAACTTCTTGTGGATAATAAATCTTCTTCTTAATAGGAGAAAATACCGAGACTCTATTTGAAACCAGCTGTAAGTAATCTTGATCCGAAGAAAGGATAACTACCTTTTCAGGTAACTTAGATGTTAAGTATCCTATTGAATCATCTGCTTCTATCTTATCAATAGAAACTAAATCAACGGGAAGATGTTTTAAGTACTCAACTAGTCGTACTATTTGATTAGTTATTGCTTCAGATTCTTCTTCTTGGTTATCAAATGCATCCCAATTAGATATCTTAGTAATGTGTCTGTTAGCTTTGTACTCAGGATACAAGTATCTCTTATTA